CAACAACACCTGCGACACCCCAATCATCCGGGAGTTTTCTCATCTGGTTATACATCTGATTATACCACCCATTCCTGAAATACACATCCTGGTGCGCCAAGACTATAATATCTTCTGGATTTACCATCTCCAACAACTTGTTCAATCCTCTTGTCGCGCTCTCAGGATTTATGATGTAATGCACCTCTCCCGGGATAGCCGATTTTCTCAGCACCGTATTAAACCGATAAGCGTCATTCACCATACAGCCGAACTTAATCACGTGTCCTTATCACCTCGTATTCAATCACCCAATGTTTAACTTGTTCTGTGCCGGTTTTGGTTGTTTCCTCTTCCACTGAAGTGAACAGATTGACTCTTTGCATAACAATCATCTCGCCTTCAGATAGCGTGAGAACCGAATCATCCAGAATATCTGTTATCGCTGAATATACATCTGCTATTTCCGTAACACCCGACGAAGACGAAAATATCGAGAACTGCAAATAGGTGCGCTCCATCGTTCCAGCAAACGGATCATCCGGCGCCGAGCTTGTTATAAAGAACAGAATATAAGGCAATACCGCATCATCAGGCACACTATCAAGGTAGATCCTGCCATTTACCAATGATCCAGGTGTCCCATTGATTAATGCAGAATATATTGCTGTTAGTAATGCCTTCACATCTGTTCCTTCGCCAGAATATCAAGCCATCTATGCCTTGAGTTCTGGTCAATTATACTCACTATATTGAAATATCTGCCAGCATATTTGATCCGCCAATTAGCCCTTATACCAGAACGGTAGCGTATCCTTATGCGATGAGTGATAACGATCCTTTCTGCCTGCGCCACTATCTGTTCTTTTGCAGATATGGGCCAAACCGCCGCGGGGACAGATGTTGCGATATCTACCCACGTGGTCGTGAACCCGCCCATATTGTCGGAGGCTTTTGTCGGGGCTTGAATGTCTATTCTCTTATTAAGTTCCCCAATCAAAACTGCCACCTCAACCTTTTACCGACAAGAAGTTTTGCATAGGTAGTGTTCTCTATGTATTTTGCCCCAGGCAAGGACGTAAACTGCTGCATTTCTCTATTCTCATACATATCAGCAATAAGCATCTTCATCGCGTTTTTAATTGACTCCGGCACATCACCCGCGTCTGCCCAACCGCATGTGAAACGTATTGTTATCGGGTTGGAAGTTCTCAGAGAAGCAGTAGGCCATACCGTGTTGTTAGGAAGGACTATCCTACCATAGCCATCGCCATTCTCTTCTACGAGATAATCAGTATCCTCAGTTAATGTCGTTGTATCGCCGTTAGAGTCTATGTATTTGAACAAATCGACACTTTGAAGATTCCCGAAAGGTAAGACGATATAATCCTCATTGGGGAAGTCGTCTAAATACATTTCCCATGTTTGGGTCAGGATAGCCCTCCCTAAGTAGTCTTCAATGTTCTCCCGTGCCGCCGTAATCATATCCGATAGCGTATCCTCTTCGGCAATAACAGAAGACTTCCTTATGACGGATATATCAAACTCACATGTATCCGTTGCAACCGCTTTGCCTCGAACATACCTTTTAAGCCCACTGTATGATTTTTCATAGACGGTATTGTCATTTGCGGATGTAACTTGTGTAAAAGACTCAACGTCCGTCCATACAGAACCATCATCCGAATCCTGAATAGTAACATCCAATGTCCCGGCGCATGTGCCGGTATTTAGAATCACAACCGCTTCCATGCCTAACACTTCAACAGAAACACCATAGAGCGTCCCGGAAGCATGAGAGCCGGGGGCTATGGACGTTACATTCTCAATATTCCCGGCAAAGGTCTCGGTAGTCAATCTCAGGAACTCTTTGGCCTCCGCCAGGGTTATCGGTTCAGCAGATGGTTCTGTATAGAGTTTCAGTTTCATCTAAACCACCTAAACCGCCGGCCTCATCTCTCCGTCGCCCTTCACAACACAAATAGAAACGGGAATGTTTGGCGCGGAAGCATGTTTCGTCAGTCCAATCTTGATGAACCTCTTCCCACCAACATAACCAACCTTATAAGCTGTGTTATCTTCTGCATCCGCATCAAGCGTGAGGATCACGCCAGACGAAGGGGTAACGCCAAGAACATCGTCCGAACCAACATTAGCATAAGCCCCGGCGCTCCCCGTGCCATCATCATCGGCATGGGTCAACTCAACCGTCCACTTGTTGGTGCCGCTAAGATTTCCGGCGTTTGTCCCAAAGTAGGCTAATATGGTTGCCGAATTGTACCCCTGAAGGTCTACTTCAACAGCCGTCACGGACGCAGAAGCAACCACAGGGTCAATAACCTGTGCAATTTCAATATTGTTATACATGTCTTTCATTTTCTCTCTCCTTATGCCGCAATCTTTAAGGCTTTAATGGCTTCGTGCATAACAACCCCTCCACCAACCCGCTTCGTGGTGTAGAATAAAACGTATGGCTTGCTGGTATAGGGATCTCTCAAAACCCTTGTTCCCATGCGGTCAACAATCAAATAGCCCCGTTTAAAATTCCCAAAGAACACAGGATAGTTGTTGCTGCCAATATCGTCGCAGTTATCATCTATAGCAACTGGCTTACCAAGCAAGGTCGTCGGCTCGCCTTCTGCCAGCCCTGGTCTCCACAAATATGCGCCATTGCCGTCCTTCAGTTTACGGATCGCCTCAAATGTTGAATCGCTCATCAGCCAAACCGCTCCGTTTCTATAAACGGATTTAAGTGCATGTTGTAAGGCAATCAATGCGTCGGGGTCGTCTAATGCAGAGGCATTCCCGCTTACTACATAACCGATCTTTCCAAAGGTATAAGACGAATTAGCAACCTTCGGGTAGTTATTGATTCCATGAGGCTTTTCAACGCCGTTGCCGTTGATGAAGGCGTCCCCTTCCTGCTCGGCAAACTCAATTGTAACCTCACTAGCCAGCCATGCTCCAATATCTATATAACTATCGTCAAGCAGCTTCTGCGTTGCCGCAGGCTGTGCGTAAAGTTCTTTAGTGTTGATCACAATTTCCTCAAGGCTTGGCGTAGCCGTGGTTGATCTGGAACCCTTCTCTGCAACCCATCCAGAAGCTGTTCCACCTTTGTTAATTAGCTTCTTGTAGGTGTCGGTGCCTATTGTAATTACTGAGCTGATCCTGCGCATGGCCGAAACGGTTGACGCTACCCTAACAATCAATTTGTCGAACTCCTCAGGCACAAGGAATCCCCCGTCAGGATCGGATAATGTCGACATCTCCGCCCTAACAGCCAGCTCGCCAAGTCCGGCATCAACGCCCCTTCTAAACCAATTCTCAAAGGCCGCTTTGTATTCGGCTTTTGCTTTGGCTTTGGGATCGCTTGCTCCGCCGCCAGGAAAGTCGATTGTGGCGATTTTAGATTCAAGCGCGTCCAGTCTTTCTTTCGTCTTCAAGAGATCGGTTATATCCGCATTGATTTTCTCAATCTTCTCCGTCAAAAGCGGATCAACACTTCCTTTTTCCTCTAAGGCTTTTAGTCTTTCGTCATTGGCCGCCTTAAACTCCTCGAAACTTCTGCCAATGGCTTCAATAGTCTCTTCTAACTTCATTTTTTACTCTCCTATCGCTTTTCTATGTTTTTCAAGGTGTGCAATTACTTCAGGGGCTGCCTTTTTGCCAGTTCTCGCCCCTTGCGCCGCGGCCCATGCCGCGTTTAGGCCGCCTTTGTGGAGATACATGTCTCCAGAAGCATAAACCCCGTCATCTCCTACCTTGCCGTTCTTGACCCAATGGTGCGGGTATTTCCATGTGCTTTTCTTGTCTGGTTCACCCTGATCCGCAAAAGCGTTCCTCGGGAGTTTGGTCTTGTCAATATCGCCCCAATCAGGCTCACTATCGGCTAACGTAGAATTATGGGTTAAGGCTGCCTTTATTTGGCTTGTAAGGTTTTGCAACTTTACAAGCAGAGATTCCGCCGCTTCTGCTTCGCTGTTGGTCAAACCCTGCCAGCCTCGCGCAAGCAGAGCTTTAGCCTCTGAACGAGAAAATCCGGCCTCGCGCAGGATTCTCTCAACGAAGGAAGGCGTTACCTCGGGCCGCACCGTTTCAGGCACGTTGCTAAATATGGTTAAATCAAACAACGCTTTTGCGGCCTTCCCATCGATAATTTCATCAATGAAACCTTTTTCTTTGGCTTCTTTAGCATTAAGCCAGGTTTCATTTTTCATCATTTCAACTATTTCTCTCTTCTTTACTTTCGTTCCGGCTTCATATACATCCGCCATGTTATCATCTATTTTTTCTAAAATTTCCGCCACTTCTCGCAACTGATACTGATTCCCAACGGTTGCGATAAAAGAATTATGGATCATTATAAGGCTCGAAGGATATGCTTGAACTTTATCGCCTGCCAACGCAAGAAAGCTTGCAGCGCTTGCGGCTAAAGACTCTATCCTAACCACTACCTTTGCCGGGTGCTCTCGGAGGGCATGATAAAGGGCAAAAGTATCTATTGGATCACCGCCAGGGCTATTCAATCTTACCAATATATCCCTGGTTTTTATTTTAGCTACATCACGCACAAGCGCATTTACATCATTAAAAGGCCACCCTAAAACATCAAAAATGAAAATCTCGGTTTCATCGGCGCTGGAGGCCCTAATGCTATAGGAATCGTCATCGGAAAGGGTCTTACCCCAAAATGCCGCAACTGCCTTTGCGTTGTTCTCGGTCCTATATTCGAATTTCATTTATCATACCCCCGTTCTCTCCATAAATTGTCTTTACACCAAGAACCAATACCACTTTTGTTCTTAGAGCATTTAATAAATTCAGAATAAGGCTTCTCAGCACCGCATCTTGAGCATCTCTTCAATGCTATCTCACTCATTTTTCTGCTCCCTTACCGTTGAGGTGCGTGTTCTATATTCATCTCCCCCGTCATACGGGTTTAGGTCTTCAAGGGCACGGCACTCATTTGGGCTCATAATCTCAGCATTGACCATTTCTCTGTAAAAGTCTGCCCTTTCTTTCATACTGCCCCTGAGAAGAGCGTTAACTGAAAATTTTGGATAATAGGCCTTCTTTTCACTGCTTGTAAGCAGATCGCGCGTTATAGCCTTTTCTATGTTTACAAGCATAGGCATCACTGTATGGATCACAAAAGACAACATGAACTGCTCGCTTGAAGCATACGTTGGGGTTTTATCCCCTGTCTGAAGCAACATAAGCGGGACCCTGAATAAGCCTGCTATTTGCGACTCGGAGAATTTCATTTGTTCAAGAAACTGGGCATCCACCAACTTCACTTGAGGGAACACAATATCCATTCCCTCATCTAAAAGCATAAGCTCGTGGACATTGCCAAGCCCCGCATATTTTTCTTTCAATGCTGTCCTTAAATCAGAGTGTGCTTTAACAGATAAGTTCAGTGGGTGCTTTATAACGGCGCCAGGGTGAAGCCCTTTGCCAAAATACTTTGCCACAAACCTTTCACCGGCAAGAGGAATGCCAAGCGCTTCTCTTAGGTATTCAATAGGGTTCAGGCCCATATAGCTTTTGTTTAATAGAAGCCCCCTTAAGTGGAATATCTTTGACCCGTCTAATTCTCTTATATTGCCCCATATATCTTTCACATGATATTTCAAAGAATAATCCGGGAGTTGTTCTATTTTAACTATTGAATCGGGGTCCAAAGGAATTAGTTCTTTTACTCTCTCTCCTATCGTAGCTTTATAGGCGTAGAAATTTCCTCTCAGGCTTATGTGGGTTTGTGCCATTCCCCAAAACTCAGAGCTTGTCATCCAAGAATTGGGTTGATCATGCAGCAGTGAATACAAGGGATGATCTAACGCCTTTTCTCTCTTTTGTCCATTTCTCTTGTATAGATGAAGTGGAAGCTGTTTCACTGTTTCGGCAAGAATCTTTACACAGGAATGAACCGTAATCAGTTTCATTGCCGAATCAGGATTAACCGATATACCCGAATATGTCGCTCCACCGCCGTATATCTCTCGGAGCATCTCTTCCTGCGCAGCCGTAAGAGCAGAAGGCCTGAAAAGAGCGTTAAAGACATTCCTGATATAGCGGATAGCTTTCAT